CGCCGAGCTGACAACGCAGTTCGGCGGGAGTGCTGAGGCAGCGGGGAAGACGCTGCCTGGCCAGTTGAACATCCTGAAGCAGACGTTCAACAATCTCGCGGGCGATTTGGTGGCGCGGTTCATGCCGAGTATCGCTCGGGCGGCGACGGCGCTCATCGGGTTTATTCAGCGGTTCGCTGATGCTCCGACGCTGAAGGCTCGCGTCGAGGTGATCACGGACACGATCGGGAATGTGTTCGGCAGGATTCGGGCGTGGTGGTCGACGGGTGAGCGGAAGGAGCTGCCGGCGCGTGTGATTCTCGTGCCGCCTGGGAAGACTCAGGTCGCCCAGTTCTTTGTCGGGTTTCAGGCGTCGACGAAGGATGCGGCGAATCGGGCTGGTCAGGGCATTGGTCGTGAGATCGCGCGTGGGTTCTTTGGCGGCTTCTCGGCGCAGACGGATAGGTCGCGTGCGGCCGTCCTCGAGAAGATCGTCAAGCTCTATCGCGGCGATTATGTGTTCGAGATCGGTGCTGAGTTGGCGCGCGGCTTGTGGCAGGGCTTCACGAGTGAGATTGAGAAGCTCGGGTTGACGTGGCCGAATATCTTCCGCCGCATCATCAGTCTTTACAATCCGACGAGCCTCGGCGTCGAGGTCGGAAAACTATTCCGTGGTGGCATGGAGGATGGGATCAGGGAGGAGCGCAGCGCAGTCAGACTGGCGAATGCGATCACGCGGACGGTGCGCGACGCGGTGCAGACTGCTCGTGGGAGCCTCACGGGCGCCGCTGGGACGCTGGGTGGTCTTGTGTCGGAGATCATTGGCGGCACGTCGCCGGAGGCGAAGCGGTTGCGGGATATCCGGGCGCAGCAGGCGCGTGAGGCGCGCGAGCGTGAGGATGCTCGGCTGCGCGAGGCGGTGGCGAATGCTGCGACGAGTGAGGAGCGCGCGGCTGCCGAGCAGGATCTTCAGGATTTCCTGCTGGAGCAGGAGGCGGCGCGGCTCGAGGAGTCGATTCAGAATCAGCAGGACGCGGCGAACCGTTCGATCGCGGATCTTGTCGAGTCGTTCAATCGTGGGTTGATCTCGGCGGACGAGTTCTCGATGCGGCTCGATGGGATCATCGGCGCGAATCGTGGCGAGGAGCTCGGCCTGGCGTTCGCTGGCGCGTTCAATCGCGAACTGCAGACGATCCTGAATACAGCGCGGGATATCTTCTCGGTGATCGGTACGGGCGAGGCGATCGCTGCTGGCGGCGCCGGCATCGTATCGGACGTACTGAAGGGCGAGAATCAGCGCCGCTTTGACGAGGCGCTCGGCGAGTGGCAGACGCGGAAGCAGCGCCTCGACGAGCAGCTGAAGACGGCGATGGATCGTGCGCGCGGTGATGACTCGCCGGGCGGATCGAAGATCACGGACGCCGAGAAGAAGCAGATCGATAAGATCCGCGCGACGATTGAGCAGCATCAGAAGCGCAAGCCGAACCGTGGCGCGTACGGCCTCGCGATGGGTGGCATCCTGAAGCAGCCGACGTTCGTCGCTGGCGAGGCTGGCAAGGAGGCGGTCATTCCGCTGGAGTCGGCGAGCGCGGCGAAGCTGCTGCGTGACGCGCTGGGTGGTGGTGGCGGGTCGAGTCAGGTGATCAACCTGACGGTCAACGCTGGTCTCGGCACGAACCCGGACGAACTCTCTCGCGTCATCGTGGATTCGATCAAGTATTACGAGCGGCGTAATGGCCAGGTCTTCACGGGTCCGCTCGTGACGAGTGTCGCGTCGGCTGGCGGTAGTCTCGCGAACGCGAAGACGTCGGGGCCGACGGACTTCAACCGGATCGTCCAGCGCCGGCGAGGCTAGATCGTGGCGACGCCTGAGCTTCTCGTCGAGGTCGGCCTGGATATCTCCAGCGTCGGCGGCCCGTTCTTCACGTTCGGCTCGTCGAGTGATCCGAAGGACAATCCTCAGTCCCAGTTCGCTCCGAATGGTGAGGGCGACGCGTACCGGTTCGGCGGCACGCTGTTCTATGACGTGACGGAGCGCGTGAAGAGCGTGACGATCAATCGCGGCAAGAGTCGCGAGCTCGACAAGTTCACGACGGGATCGGCGAACATCACGTTCACGAATCAGGACCGCGCATTCGACCCGTTCTACACCTCGTCGCCGTACTACCCGGATATCCGGCCTCGTCGGAACATCCGCATCTCGACGATCGTGAACGGGTCGACGGCGGTGCAGTTCACGGGATTCGTCGAGGATTGGAATATCGACTACAACATCAGCGGCCAGTCGGACGCGTTCGCCGCTTGTGTTGACGGCTTCATTCTGTTCGGCGGCCAGCAACTCGCCTTCGCGACGGCGACGAGTCAGAAGACTGGAGCGCGGATCGGAGCGATCCTCGACAGGGCCGAGGTTGACTGGCCGACTAGTCTGCGGGATATCGATACGGGCGTGCAGACCCTTCAGGACGACGTGATCGAGCAGGGCCGCGAGACGCTTGACTACTTGCAGCTGGTCGAGGCTTCCGAGCCTGGCCTGCTGTTCATGTCGAAGGACAATAAGGTTACGTTCCGCGACCGCTCAACGGCGGCATACCCTGGCACGGTGGTGTTCTCGGATGCTGGGACGGCGATCCCGTATAACGGCATCACGGTGAACTATGGGACCGAACTCCTGTTCAATCGTGCGGTTGTGTCGCGTCTGGATGGTGGTCCGCTTGCGTCGGAGAATGCGGCGTCGATTGCCGAGTATGGCGTCGTGTCGCTCGAGTTGAATGGCCTTCTCATGTCGACCAATGCGGACGCGCAGAACCTCGCCGACTTCATCGTGAACAAGTATTCGGATCCTGAGCTCCGCATCGATTCGCTCGACGTCCAACTGGCCGGTCTCGGGACGGCGGCGCAGACTCAGGTCCTCGGCCTCGAGTTGGCCGATATCATTCGCGTCGAGTTCCAGCCGAACGACATCGGCGACGCGATCGTGAAGGACGTCCAGATCATCGGGATCAGGCATGATGCGCGGCCAGCGTCGCATGTCGTGTCGTTCGCGCTCCAGTCAACAGACACCGCCGCGTTCGTCTTCGCCGGCGGCACGAGCGTGGCGGACTATCCGTTCAGCGTGTTCGACTCGTCGCCATTCGGCCTATAGGAAAGGGTAAGATACTGCTATGGCTTGGACTACTCCTGGAACCGCCACCGCTGGCGAGGTGCTGACCGCCGCATTCTGGAATGAGCAGGTGAGGGACAATCTCGCGGACGTAGATAGTCGAGTTCGGCAACTGCGGACTGTCGCGAAGAATCGCGTCGCTGTCAACTCCACTGGATCGTCATTTTCGAATCCAACATCATTTACCCAAATCCCCCAGAGCGATGATCGTACAGCGCTAAATATTAGTTTCGCGAAAGTTGGCGGAACAAGTACCAATCTCGTGATCGGCGTATACGGTTCTGTGCTGTTCACGTCTGGCGCTAGTCAGGTGATGACGTGGGGTGTTCGTGTCGACTCAACGTCTTACACCGTTTCCGCGATCCTATTCGCTGCTGCAACCGCGAGGACCTTCTGGGGTGGAACCACAATGGTGACAGGACTCGCTGCTGGTACCTATAGCATTGATCCGATGTTGAAGTCTGCTGGGGCAGCGGCTCTGACCTTGCAAGCCAACAATGACACGGTATCGATCTGGGTCGCAGAGACATTCGCATAGGCCATGAGCGAAGCCGAGATTGAACGCATCTTCCGATCCCTCGATCGGATCGAGCAGCGGCTGTTGAAGTTGGAGGAGCGCGAGGCGATGCGGCGCGGTAGTGATATGACGAAGGGTCAGCTCGTCGCCGTGATTGGCGTGATCAGTGCGGCGACGGGAGCGGCGACGGCTATCATTAGTCAACTCATCTAGGCAGAGGGAGAGGATCCGTATGCATATCAGTCCGAAGGTCACGGCGGCGACGCTGGCGGCGGCGATCGTGACGCTCGTCGTGTGGGGCGCGAGCCTCACTGGCGTCGAGATTCCCGAGGTGGCGCAGGGCGCGCTGATCACGATCATCGTCGCGCTCGCCGGGTATCTCGTTCGCGATCCTGACCGGATCGTCTAGTGCAGCGCGGCGCGTACAAGCGCGCCTGCGTCGCCTATGCGAAGCAGGCCGGCATCCCCGTCCCGAACGGGATCAACTATCAGGACACCTATGGCGGGCCTGCGCGGCGCCTGACGGAGCGCATCCAGCAGCGCAATAAGATCAAGCCGGACGGGAACATCACGCCGGAGACGCTCCTCGTCGTCGGGAAGTATCTGCCCGGGACGCTGCAGGATCGCGCCGCCTCGTGCATGGAACTGATGGTCGGCCCGCTCGAGGTATGGGGCAATAACCTCGGCCCATACGTTCAGCAGATCCAGCGCCTCGGGTCCGAGCTGGCGCCGGGCGCGTGGCCGTGGTGCGCTGCGACGACTTCGTGGGCGTATCGGTGCGCTGGGTGGAAGTCGTGGGCGGCATTCGTGAAGTCGCATCATGAGGCGTGGGTGCCGGCATGGGTCGACGCGGCCAGGCAGGGCCGGTACGGCATGAGCATCGTCAGCGCTCGAGCGTCTCGCCGAGGCGACGCGATCTGTTTCGATTGGCAGGCCGACAAGACGCGCGACCACATCGGCCTCATCCGGTCGCGTCCGAACCTCGCCACCCTCAACGTCCGCACCGTCGAGGGCAACACCTCGCCGGGCACCGAAGGCTCGCAGGATGATGGTGGGGGTCTATGGCTTCGCACGCGGAACGCTGCCGCGCCGCAACTCCTCATCAGGATCGTCTAGAGGATTCTCGGGCAGGATCGCGTACCCTTAGGCGTACCCGACCAGGGAGGGAATCATGGGACTGGCCGATGAGATCAGGATGGCGAGCGCGCCGAAGCCGCCCGTCTGCGCCGTGTGCGCCGCACTCGCGCAGATGAGCGCCGAGGATCGGCGCGACGTCGAGGAGTGCCTCGCCGACGCTGGCATTCCCGGCGCCGTCCTTGCGCGCGTCCTCGTCGAGCACGGCTACAAGTTGAACGCGGATGGGAAGCAGGTCCGCCGGCACCGGAAGACGTGCCTGTGATGAGTATCCGCGACGACATCGAACGCGACGTGCGGATCGCCGAACTCCAGGCGACGCTGGACCGGGTGCAGCGACAGCTCGCCGCGAGCAAGGCGAAGACGGCCGACTTGGTGCAGGCGGTCTATCAGGGCGCTCGCGACGCGTCGGCGATCAGCGGCGAGGCGAAGCCGGTGAAGCCGCCGAAGCGGAAGCGCCTGAGGGACGCCGAGGTGGCGCTCCTGCATTTGACGGATACGCATATCGGCGCCGTGACGTCCTCGTACTCGACGGAGGTGGCGGAGCGGCGCATCGCGGAGACGATTGAGAAGACGATCCGGTTGACGCAGATCCAGCGCGCCGACCACTCGGTCGACGAGTGCGTTGTGATCCTCGGCGGCGATCTGATCGAGCAGACCGGACAGTTCCCGCACCAGGCTTGGGCCGTCGACGCGAGCACGTTCGAGCAGCTGTTCGACGCGGCGCGGATCATCGAGGCGAGCATCCTCCGACTCCTCGAGGAGTACCAGACCGTCCGCGTCTACCTCACGCCGGGCAATCATGGCCGCGTCGGCCGAGGCAAGGGACGCCAGTCGCTCGACTACGAGTCGGACACGAACTGGGATCGGATTGTCGGCCGCATCATCGGCGAGCGCCTCTCGGGCCAGTCGCGCCTCGAGTGGGTGTTCCCCGAGTCCTGGTACAGCATCGTCGAGGTCGGCGCGTACCGCGCCCTCGCGCATCACGGCGACACGATCCGATCGTTCGGCGGCAACATTCCCGCTTACGGGATCCTGAAAAAGCACCTAGCGTGGGCGAGTGGCGTCATGCCCGACTTCGTGGACGCGTACCTCGGCCACTTCCACACGCCGATGCAGCTCGCCATGAACAACGGCGGCCGCATCTTCGTCACGCCATCGCTCGTGTCGGACTCCTCGTATGCGAAAGAGTTCGTCGCCGCGACAAGCCTGCCGGCGCAGCGTCTCCACTTCGTCGACCCTGAGCGCGGACGCGTGACAGCCGAGTACCTCGTCTGGGTCGATTAGCCAGCGAGGTACTCGGCCGCGTGGGTTATTCCTCGCAGTAGTCAGGCTCCGTCGCGAAGTACGCGCGGCCGCAACCGATCGCCCTGCCGCTCGCGTCGTGTGATCCGCCAGGCTCGCCGAAGCGGGCCTTCCACTCGTCGATCGTGTAGCACTCGCCATCGTCCGGCTCGGCGATCTGGACGACGCGCTCATTCATCGGCGGCACCGGCCGCGACTTCCCGACCGGACCACCAGACTCCCACGCCGCCCGAGCCGCGTCGAACGCGCCGATCACCTCAGCCGCGACGAGAGCGTACTCGGCCTCGATCGCGCGCCGCTGCTCCGAGTTGAGCCTCCTAGCGCCGCAGACGTACTTAGAGAGCTGCTGAGGGCCGACGCCGCACACATCCGCAAGCGCGACCTTCCGAATGCCACGCTCCTCCTTGCAGCATCGTCACGACACCGCGCTCAGGCATCGGAATCGTCCTTGATATCGCCGAGCGTCGCGTTGACCTCGGCGAGCATCCTCAGCCTGCGCGCCTCTTCGCGGAGCCGCTGCGCCTCCGCGCGCGCCCGTCCCCTGGCGAGGCGTCGCTCGAGAGCCTCGCGGATCTTCCGCTGCCCGATGCTCTTTCGTCGACGATTCGACATTTTCAATCCCCTTTCGTCTCTCGATTAGGAATCCGCAGGCCCGCGCGGGTCGCCTTCTTGATTGCCATGGTCGCCTGGTCTGCGCCAAAATATCCGAGCATGGTCGCCCGCCATGTCCAATAATCCTGCACGGTCGGACCGCTACCAGAGCCGAACTCCTTGCGGTAGAACCGCTGACGACGCTTCGTCGTGCCGGGATTCATTGCCCGATTGAGTTTCCTCAGACCCATCGATCCTCCTTCGTTGTGGTGGGCCGGGCCGACGCGCATCATAGTCGCGTCGGCCCGGCGGCGCTCAGGGGGAGGGAGGCTAGAGCGCCACCCCCTAGTATCGCAGCCCTCTAGCCTGCTACTCTGCTCCGCGCGGCTCGGCCGCCAGCGTTGTGGTGGCGCTGGCGCCGGCCGCACCAGCCTCGACCGCTCCACTCCGCGCCAGGACATTCGCGATCGTCTGATGCGAACACAAGCAGCACTCGGCGATCGCGCGGAGGCTCATCCCGGCGAATCGGGCCGCGACGATCATGTCCTCCTGCGCCTGCGCCTTCTCACTCAGCAGCAGGCGCGCCTCGAGTACCTCGTCCGTGATCTCGCGCAACTCGCGCTCAGCGTACTCTCTGTCCATCATCCGAGCCTCCCTTCGATTGTGTTCTCAGCCATCCACCGCGCCAGCTCCAGCGTGTTCCGCTCGCCGACCCGATCCCCTCCGACCCACACGACATACGCGCCCCGGTTCGCGCGCGGATGCCTGCTGATCCACACGGGCCCCGCCGGCGTCTCCGCCCGCCACTCATCACGCCAACCCGCGCCAACGTACTGCCACGCGATCATCATTCCTCCTCGATCGTCTGCCACGGCTCGGCGCTCACGACGAAGATGCCCGCGAACGTCTGCCGACGCTTCACGCGCACGAGATCGTCGGGCGCGCCGAGGTTCCGCATCCAGTCGGGGATGATCGTCTGGCAGGCGTGCAGCTCGGAGACGGTCTCGATCGTGTAGGAGATGCCTTTCATGCGGATCACGGCGCCACCTCCTCGAGCTCGCGGTTGGCGCGGAGCACGGGCGCCATGCTGAAGGATCCCTGCGGGAGACAGACCTCGATGCCGTCGCTGCTGCGGCGGACGCCGACGCGGCGCGTGTCGTAGCCGCTGTCGATGGTGATGAACTTCGCGGTCCGCTTGATAACGGTGTAGGCAAAGATGGTGTCGTAGTTGCAGGCGCTATGCGCGAAGTAGGTCTTGCCGATCTCGAAGTCGGTGCTCATGGCGGGCTCCTTATGGTGGGTGGTGGTTGCCATGTCCATAGAATAGACGCACCTCGTCATGATTGTCAAGGGCATTGCCGCAGGTCGTCTTCGCTCCCCATCCGACCCTCCTCGTAGCCTATGCAGCGCAACGCACAAGCCACTACCCACGGAGGGATTAGGCAATGGCGAACATCATCAGCGCGACCGAGGTCATGGGCGGAGGCGGCCTCTACCTCGACAAGTCGGCGAAGGCCGAACTGCACCAGCAGCAGCGGCCGTTCTTCATCACGCACGCCGTCGGCGAGCAGGAAGGCCAGTTCGGCCCGCAGACGATCTTCACGATCCGCGAGAAAGGCAAGGACGAGGCCAAGCTCGCCTTCGGCGTCAGCCCCGCCAGGAAGGAACTCGCCGAGAAGATCAGCGTCGCCATCGCCAACGGCGCGGACGGCGTGGGACCCTTCTACCTCGGCCGATGGGAGAACGGCACGCGCAGCGGGTGGACGCTCACGCCCGAGCCGACGAAGGTCCTGGAGATTCCCGAGACGAGCGGCGAGACGCGCGAGCGCGAGACGACGGAGCGCAAGGCGAAGGCTGACGCGTTCGCCGCCGACCTCGCCGACTCCGATATCCCGTTCTGATGAGCGACACTCGCGGGACGGAAAGCTCGACGGTGTGGGCCGACTTCATCGAGATTTGGCGAGATGCCATCTCCGACGCTGAGGAAGACGGCGAGGCGGGTGTGATCGAGATCCGCATCGATGGAGAGTGGCACATCGTCAAGGACGGCCACGTCGAGACATTCGAGGATGCTGACTATCGGGAGATGCTGCTGTTCTCAACGGGATCGGCCGAGATGCTCGTGGATGCTCGGAAGATTCAGGCGGGCCGCTGGCATGTCTGACAAGCATCTCGAGGTCGAGCCGAGCCTGCCCGCGGCGAACGTCGCGCACCTCGCCCGACTCCTCGAGGAGGCGAGCCTGATCAGCCTCGACGGTGAGATCCTCGCCGCCCGCGACGCTGATAACGGCAGCCTTGCGGCGTGGATGCTCGCGGCCAAGCGGATGCGAGAGATCGCGCGACGCATGGAAGACCTCGCCGGCGGCGAGCTGCTGACGAGGTGCCGTCAGATCGCCGGTCCGATCGACACGGAGTTCGGCACGGCCCGCGAATCCATCAGCCGAGGCAGCGTGAGCGGCATCCAGTCGGAGCGGATCCGAGCCGTCCTCGAGGAGGCCGCAGCCGATGGGACGATCCCGTGGGAGGCCGTCGACAACGTGGCGCCACTGAAGGCGCACGTCACGCCCGCCAGGCTCGCCGAGTACGCCGACACGATCGGCGGCCAGTTGGGCGAGACGCTCGACGGGATGCTTCCCGAGAAGCGGCGGACGATCAAGCTCGACGAGCGGAGCGTGTAGCGATTCCCGGATCCTCCTCTCCGGGCGGGCGACGCGTCGATCCCACGGGGTGGCCACGACTCGTGGCTGGGATTGACGCGTCGCCGAAGCGCGTCGGCTACGCCATCAATCATGATGGCACCATCATCCGCGCCGGAACGTGGATGGTCGACCAGGCCGCGCCGATCCGCTCGCGGAAGGAACTCTGGAAGGAGCTGCGCGACACGATCCGCCAGACCGAGAAACTCCACAAGTGCGAGCTGTACGCGATCGGCATCGAAGCGCCCTACGCTGGCCCGAACCGGCAGACAACCCTCGCGCACGCCCGCAACATCGGCGCGCACGAAGCCTTCGCCTACACGAGTTTCCCCTATGCGGAGCAGCACCTCGTCCAGCCGCAGTCGTGGCGGAGCGCGCTCGGCCTCCCGAAGACCGGGAAGACTGCGCCGCTCGAGTACGCGCAATCCCGCTGCTATGTGGACATCGATCAGGACACGGCCGACGCCATCTGCATCGCCGACGCCATCGCCGTCCTCACCAGGGAGGAATAATGATCGAGGATATCCTCACGCCATTCGTCGAGCGCTCAGGCATCACCGTCTACAAAGGCGACTGCGTTGAGACGATGCGGCGAATGCCCGAAGCCTCGGTCGACGCGATCGTCACCGACCCGCCCTATGGCCTTGAGTTCATGGGCAAGGATTGGGACGCACCGTGGAAAAACGATGGCGACGTGCTTGACGATCCGGCAAGCGTTGGTGGATTCCAAGACGGAGCAGGCGGAAACCCGTACTCGCGGTCACGCATCCGCTACGGACGATCAAGCGGCTTTCAAGAATGGACAGAGAGCTGGGCGCGCGAAGCGTTCCGCATCCTGAAGCCTGGCGGCCACCTCCTAGCCTTCGCCGGCACGCGCACCTATCACCGCATGGCCTCAGGCGTCGAAGACGCAGGCTTCGAGATCAGGGATTGCATCGCCTGGATGTACGGGTCAGGATTTCCGAAATCGCTGGACGTGTCCAAGGCGATTGATAAGGGCGCAGGGCACTGGCGGGGAAAAGCCGGCTCGGTGTATTCGCCTAATGGGTCTATGGCCGGTCCGAACTACGAGCGGACTGAGAAAGGCGAACCAGTAACTCCCGCAGCTGCGAAGTGGTCCGGCTGGGGCACCGCCCTCAAGCCCGCGTTCGAGCCGATCGTCGTCGCCCGCAAACCCCTAATCGGCACTGTCGCGCAGAACGTCCTCGAGCACGGCACGGGCGCACTCAACATAGACGCTACGAGGATCGGATGGGCGTACGACGGCGAGGCAGACGAGGTTGACAAGCGAACAGCGCCAAACACTCGTGGATCAGAGCGCAGCGGCAACGTGCTCAACCGTCCAAGCGCTCCTACTGTCAATGTCAACGCGGGCGGTCGTTGGCCGGCGAATGTGGCCCTAGACGAAACCTCCGCCGCCATCCTCGACGAGCAGAGTGGGGAGATCAAGAGTGTTCCATTCAAGGCGACAACTGAAAGAGCGCAAGCCGATCGGCAGAATGTTTCATTCGCCGAAATGGATTACAGCGGACGCGGCTACACCGACACCGGTGGAGCGTCCCGGTTCTTCTACTGCGCCAAAGCATCCAAAAGGGACCGCAACACGAACGGCGCGGTGAACACTCACCCGACGGTGAAGCCGACTGAGCTGATGCGATGGCTGATCCGCTTGGTCACTCCTCCCGGCGGCATCATCCTCGACCCGTTCGGCGGCAGCGGGTCGACCGGCGTCGCCGCGCAGGCCGATAGTGTCCGCTGCATCCTCATCGAACGCGAAGACGAGTACCTCCAGATCATCCGCGATCGTCTCGACGATGGGAGCCTATTCTCCGAACTCGCGTAGGAGAATCATCCGCCGCGTCGTATAGGATCCGCGAACCCACGATGACGAGGAGGTCATCATGAGCACCACCCCCGTTAGCCTTGAGGTCGCCAGGGAAGCGCGCGAGCGCCGCGAAGCACGCGACCGCATCCTCGCCCGCGAAGTCGGCATCGAGATCGGCAGGCGCCGCGAGCGCGAGCGGATCATGCGCCAGCAGGACAAGGCGAAGGGCCGATGGTTCGTCATCGGCATCTTCGTCGGCGCCATCGCGATGCTCGCATGGTTCGCGCCGATGGCTCGCGCCGCAGCTCCCGCCAATCAGCAGACGCTCGGCGCCAAGCACGAGCCGGCCATGCCGCACCCCGACATCATCCGCGCCATCATCCGGATCGGCCAATGCGAACAGCCCGCGCCCTCCGGCCTCAACTACTACGCCGGCATCCGCTGGGACGCCTACCCCGGCAAGACCTGGCCCGGCGGCCTCGGCATAATGGCCATCCACCACCTCCAGTTCCGAGCGCCCGGCACACCAGCCGATCCGACGCGGGCGACACCCGCGCAGCAGATCCGCGTCGCGTGGCGCGCATACAAGCACTACCGGCGCATCTACGGCGTCAGCGGCGCCGCGACATTCTGGGTCTGCTCGGCGAAGATAGGCTTCGGCGGCGTCCTTCACGACAATCGGACGGTGATCTGGCGATGATCACGCTAGAGCTCGTCGTCGGCGCCATCCTCGCGTTCCTCATCCTCCTCGTAGCCGACAAACTCAGCGGAGGCGACTCGTGAGCATCCCCGAGATCGTCGCGGTATCGTTCCTCGCCCTGCTTCTCATCATCCTCGGAGGGATCAAGTGAAGACCATCTTCGGCCTGAGCCGACCCATCCACGATGTTGTCGGCCGCGCCGTCGACGAGATCAACACCGCCCACGGCGCGCCCATCCCGACGGTGACGCGCGACCAGATCGTCGACAACATCAGCCGGACCCTCATCCGCTCCTATCAGGTCATGACGATCAGCGGCGAATCCTTCGCCCTCGTCCCCATCTCCACGCGGCCCCTCGACCCGGTAGCGGTCGCCCTATGAGCCTCGACGAACTCCGGCAGCGCAGGGACGTCTGGCCGATCGTCGCCAGCCGCATCCCCGACGCCATCCTAGAGATCCACCAGCACCTCGACGACGTACTCGACCATCCCGATCTCATGGCGCACCTCGAGCGGAAGTTCCGCAAAGGCGAAGCCGAACACCAAGGCGCATGGCTCCGCGACGCCGACCCGTCGTGGCTCATCGCCGAAGCCGCCGAAGAGATCCTCGACTTTATCCTCTACCAGGCCATGTACGTCATCCACGCCGAAGCACGAGCCGAGGGGCAGTCGTGAGTCCGCGCGACATCGCCGACGAGCACGAACGCTATCGCGCCGCCCTCGAGAAGATCGAATCCATGAAGCACGTCCGGCGCGCCTACCGACACACGAAGTATGAGGAGCTGATCCGCATCGCGCAGGAAGCACTCCGCGACGCATCGTGACCCGATCCACTATCATCACAGGTGCAGGGTTCTGGTCTCTCCTGCGCCTGCTAGCGGCGGCCGTCCTCCGGGGCGGCCGTCGTCTTTTCCGAGAAGCACGCGACCACGAGTGTACGATGACGACGCCGGCAATGCCGGACGCCTAGCAGGCGCAAACCGATAGAGGCACGATGACCCCAATACATACCTCGGCGACGCCACAAGCACGCGCCGCCTTCGACTACATTAATCAGCGCAACTGGACGATCCTCGGCGTCGGCCAAGACAAGCGCCCCATCGGCCCGTGGTCGCCAGGCTCATGGAATAGATACGACTACACCAATGCCGAACGCGTCTTCGATCACGACCTGACCGCCATCGCCGTCGTCACCGGCGCCAGCGGACTCGTCTGCATCGACTTCGACAATGATGACGCCATCATCGCGTGGGCCAAGAAGTACGGCATCCCGCAGACCCTCATCAGCATCACGCCTCGAGGGAAGCACCTCTACTACAAGGCGCCCGAAGGCGTGAGCATCCGACCATCCACTAGCCTCGTCGACGGCGTAGACGTTCGCGCAGGAGAGTCATACCTCATCCTCCCGCCGAGCGTCACCAGCGGAGGCACCTACAAGTGGAAGAACGACGACCCGATCGCGGACCTGCCCGACTACATCCTCGACCTCATCCGCGACCAGTCCGCCAACGATCGGGGACTCCCATCCGACGACGAGAAGATCCCCGAAGGCCAACGCAACGACAAGCTTTTCAACGTCGCGCTCCGCCTCTGGCGCTCCGGCCTCAGCCCAGCAGTCGTCAAAGTCGGCGTCTACGAGCACGCCCGCGTCTACGCGCACGGCACCATGACCGAAGCCGAACTAGACGCGATCATCCGCAGCGCCAAGAAGTACCACAAGCGCCACCCTGTCGACACGCCCGACGACAAGCCGAGCGGCATCATCAGCCTCACCGCATTCGCCGACATGCCAGCCCCGAAGCCGATCCATTGGCTCCGAGGCGAAACCGGCAACGGACGCTTCCCGCTCGGCGAGATGAGCATGATCTACGGCGAGCCCGGCGTCGGCAAAGGCTCGATCACGATGGCAATCATCGCCGAAGTGACACAAGCCGGAGGCCGCGTCGTCCTCTCCACCCCAGAGGACGACACCATCCGCGTCGTCAAGCCGCGCCTCATGGCCTCCGGCGCCGACCTCTCCCGCGTCTCCCACATCGCCATCAAGCGCGGAGACGAGGAAACGACGATCGACATCGGACGCGAATCCGAACTGATCGTCCAGACCGCCGTCGACTTCGGCGCCGAACTCATCGTCATCGATCCCGTCTCCGAACACTTCGGAGCCAACGTCAAAGACGAGCGCGAGAACCGCGAACAACTCGCCCCATTCATGCGCGCCTGCCGCGAACACCAGATCGCCATCATCGCCATCGGCCACACGAACCGGATGACCGGCGGTAGCGGATACATGCGCGCCGGAGGATCCTCCGCACTCTTCAAGATCGCCCGCAGCGCCTTCATCGTCGGACGCATCCCGACACCAGACGAAGATCAGGACACCATCGCCAAGAACGTCGCCCTCATCCACGACAAGACCAACCTAGGCCGCGCCATGCCAGGCATCGTCTACACCATCAAGACCGAAGAGGTCAGCATCGTCGACGGCAAACCCGTCACCACCAGCCTCGCCGTCAAGATCGCCGAGACCAACCTATCCAGCGAAGACATCCTTGACGAGCGCCGCATCGCCGAACAACGCAAGATCGGCGAATGCGCCACATGGCTCGAGCAGCACCTCGCCGACAAACTCGGCCTCTGCGCCAAGACCGAAACCGAAACCGAAGCGCGCAAGATCGATCAGGCATGGAGCAGCGCGACCGTCCGAGCCGCAGCGAAAGCGATCGGAGCGTCCTGCGGTCCAGGCGGAAAGGGCGCCTCGTGGGTCTACACCGCCAAGGACTACGAGCCGGATCAGGCCGCCGAGCCAAGTGTTCAGTCCCCGTATATGTGGGACTAGGGAGACTAGGCGAGACTTAGATCTGAGTCTTACACACTCTTATTTCGGGATAGCGTTTTTTCCCTGTATTCATCAAGTGTTTCCTAGTCTCCAAGTTTCCATATATACGGGTATAAACGCGATCGCATCGCACTAAAACGCTCGCCATCCGCCAAGTCTCCGAGCTCTCCTCTGCGCCGCCGACACGGCTGCGACAATGCAGGCATGAGCGCCGACGATCCCGACCCGGAGATCTACCCGATCGCGTACTCGACGGCGTACCTCTGCCTCGCCGCGCTGATGACGATCCGAACGAACGATGACGAGTCGTTCGACACGGACGCCGTGGAGTACGCGACGCGAGTCCTCCGACTGATCCAGGCGCAGCCGGAGACCGTGCTGAATCTTCCGCCGGACGAGCTGGAGCGCGTCGGCCCGATGCTACTGGCGAACTCTCGAGCATGGCTGAACTAGACGCAGCCGACACCTGTACCGATTGCGGCTGCCGCTTGTCGAGGTATCGGAAGACGCGCGAGAAGCAGTGCGCGCCGTGTCAGCAGCGCCGCGTGAACGAGTCGCTCGTGGAGGCGCACAAGCCGCAGCGGAACGCGACGAAGAGTTGCGAGGCGTTCGCGCTCCGGTGGCGCGGCTACGATTGGGGTACGATCGCGACGATGATCGGTTATCCGAACGAGACGAGCGCGCAGAGCGCGGCGCGTGATTATGCGAAGAGGAAACGGTTGACGCTGCCATGATGCCTAGTGGTCCAGGAGTGGCGACGATGCCGAGTCTCGAGCGCGTGATGCAGCTCGCCTACGATCACGGATATCGTGTCGGTCTTCAGGTCGGCGAGCATGGCCGGTGCCTGCTCCATGTCCGCGACGTGTCGCATGATGCCAAGGTGATCGCGGTTCTCTCCTCGACGATCGAAGATGCTGCTGATCGTTTGATGATTGAGATGTTGCGGCGGAAGTATGTTCCCCGTGGGGATCTTTCGACGGCGGGTGGGTAGGGTGGCGCTCCAGCAGATCTGTCTCGGTTGTCGCCGATTGACGGAGAATGGTTCGCGCTGCGAATCGTGCGAGCAGAAGCGCGAGGCCGCCAGGTACCAGGCACGCCCCCACTATCAGGGCGACTATGCTCACCGCTCGAGGATGGTGCGGCAGGCGGCAGCCGCCGACCCGTCGACAACGTGTTGGCTTTGCGGTTGTCATGCGCGCGAGGGTGACCCTTGGACTGCTGATCATGTGATCCCGGGCGACCCGTCGAGTCCGCTGATGCCGGCGCACCGCTCGTGTAACTCTGCGCGTGGTGATGGCCGTGGCAGGCGTGGCGAGGCTGCGCGAAGGATTGAGACGCGATGACGACCCCCCTCGTACGAGTCCGGGGGGTGGGTCGAGACTCGGCGGCTGCGTGCGCGCCTACCCCGGCCCCATGTGTTCAGTACGGACGAAGCAGCGCAGGGGGCGCTACGTCGCATGGTTGAGCAAGTGTCGGAGCATCCGTCGGATCTCGGCCCGGAGGGGAGGCGCGCGTTCGCGTTGGCGTCTCGGCACGTTGCGAGTCTGCCTGAGCCTGAGCGGTTCCATGATGCGGTGCTCAGGTTCGCTCGCGCGGTCGACCTGGTGGACGAGGTTCGGCGCGAGTGGATTGATCATGGCCGGCCGAAGCTGACGGAGTACTCAAACGGCGCGTTGGCGCCCCACCCGCTCGTGAAGCTTCTGGCGGAGGCGGAGAAGGATGCGGCGCGTGCTGGTCGCGCTCTCAAGTTGGAGCCGGAGGCGTTGAAGGCTCCGCGTGGTGGCGTCCAGGGTCGGGCAAATGCGCCTGATCGGAAGTTGCCGCCGGTGATCAAGTTGTCGTCGAAGCGGGCGCCGTCCTGATGACGGTTCGGTCGAGGACGATGCGGTGGGAGGAGTACGCGGTCGGGTCGCGCGTTGAGCATTTCGCGGCGTGGTGCAAGGAGACGCTCGAGCAGTCGATCGACCAGTTCGCGGGTGAGCCGCTCGCGTTGGAGCCGTGGCAGTTGGAAATCATGGGCGAGGCGCTCGCCGTTGAGGATGAGGATGGCGTGGCGCCGGCCTGGCGTTCCGTGATCATCATCTGCCCCCGCAAGCAAGGCAAGACCACGATGCTCGCCGCGTATGCGCTCTATCGGTTGTTCAATGATGAGACGCAGCCGGAGATCCTGTTGGCGGCGGCGTCGGATAAGCAGGCTGGCCGGCTGTTTGACACTTGCGTTCAGTTCATTCGGCGCTCGCCGGTCTTGTCGGAGGCGGTTGCGCTGCGCGAATATATTGGCGAGATCAGTCGGGCGGATGGTGGTGGGAAGATCCTGCGGATGGCGTCGAGCGCGGATAATCTTCACGGCTACTCGCCGAGTCTGGTGGTGGCGGACGAGCTGCACGCGTGGACGAAGCCGTCGCAGCGGAAGGCGTGGGCGGCGTTGACGACGGCTGGTGGTGCTCGCGTCAACACTCAGGTGTTCACGATCACGACGGCTGGCGATGCGAACGAGCGCGACCACTCGATTCTCGGCCGGCTGCTCGATCGGAATGAGGCGATCGGCGAACTCGAGAAGCATCCTGGCCTGACGATCTCGCGGAATCATGATGCGCGTACGCTGATCTATAACTATGCGGCGCCGACGAAGGATCCGGCGGACGTGGCGGCGATGAAGTTGGCGAACCCGGCATCGTGGATCACGGAGGAGTATCTGGCGCGACAGGCTGCGAATCCCGAGTTGACGCCGGAGGAGGTGCTCCAGTTTCACGGGTGCGTCTGGGTGGCGGGTTCGTCGTCGTGGATCACGGCGGACTGGTGGAATGCGGCGGTCGAGCGCGACGCGGCGATCCCGGTGGGCGCTCGCGTTTCGGTCGGCGTCGATGTCGGGATCGTGCATGATGCGACGGCGGTGGTGATGGCGCACGAGCGCGAGGATGGCTCGGTCGTGATTGAGGCTGAGGTGTGGACGCCGAGGCCGGGCGCGAATGTCGACCTGTCCGATGTTGAGGAGCATATTCGGCGCTTGTCGCGCGACTATCAGGTCGCCGGCGTGTTCTATGATCCGCGATTTTTCGAGCGGTCTGCTCAGGTGCTGGACGCTGAGGGGATCGTGATGGTGACGATGCCGCAGAACTCGGCGACGATGGCGGA